ATCATAAAAATTTTGATAAAACAAACAATCTTCCAGAGAATTTACATATAATGTTAGATTCTGATCATAGAAAATTTCACGCAGAATTAAATAATAAAATTATTTGGTCGGTTGAAAATAAACAAAATACGTTGGAAAAGATCAAAAATTCAACTGGATATAAAAATAGAAAATTTCACAGATGGAACGGAGAACGAGTTGGTGTAAACAATCCTTTCTATGGAAAACAACATTCCATTGAATCAAGTGATAAAAGATCTAATACTTTAAAAGAAATATTTGTTAATAGAGATCAAACGGAAAAAAACAATCCGAAATATAGAGATGATTTAACAATTGATATATTAAAAATTAAAGCGTTAAATTATTACAAACAACACGGAAAATTAACATCTTGGGGATTAGTTAAAGATTTAAATTGTGATTATTCGGTTCTACAGAATCGTTTGAAGAAAAATAACACCGAGTGGAAATCATTTAAAAATTATATAGAGTCATCTCTTAATCACAAAATTGTTGATATTGAGTATATAGGAGAAATAGAAGTTTACGATGTTACTGTTGAAAAGTATCAGAATTTTGCTACGGATTCTTGTTTCGTCCATAATACAATGGATATGGATCCAATTCTAGCATCTGCATTGGATATTTATGCAGATGAATGTACAACGCGAAATGAAATGGGTGATATTTTACACATTAAGTCTACAAATGACGAAATCAAAAATATTCTTCATAATTTGTTCTACGATATTCTAAATATTGAATTTAATTTATGGAGTTGGACTCGATGTATGGTTAAGTATGGAGATTTTTATCTTCGTTTACATATTAGTCCTGAGTACGGAGTCTATTTAGTTGAACCATTAAGTACCTATTACGTTACCCGTGTAGAAAATGCGCAATTAACAAACAAGAGCTTTGTTAAATTTCAAGTTAATCTTCCATACGGAAACAAACTTGAAGATTTAGAAAATTATCAAATTGCACACTTCCGTTTGTTGAGTGATAGCAACTTCTTGCCATATGGTAAGAGTATGTTAGAAGGTGCTCGACGTGTATGGAAACAGTTGAGTTTGATGGAAGACGCAATGTTAATTCACCGTATCATGCGTGCTCCGGAAAAGAGAATCTTTAAAGTTGACATTGGTAATATTCCTCCAAATGAAGTTGATAATCATATGCAACGTATTATGGACCAAATGAAAAAGACTCCATATTTGGATCAACAGACTGGGGATTATAATTTAAAATTCAATCTACAAAACATGGTAGAAGACTTTTTCTTACCTGTCCGTGGTAGTGATAGTGGTACTAGTATTGATAATTTACCTGGTCTTGAATGGACCGGAACAGATGACATTGAATATCTACGTAACAAGATGATGGCAGCACTTAAGATTCCAAAAGCATTTTTGGGATACGATGAATCACTTAGTGGTAAAGCTACATTAGCAGCTGAAGATATTCGGTTCGCTCGTACAATTCAACGTGTTCAACGTATTATTGTTAGTGAATTAAATAAGATCGCAGTTATTCACTTATATTCACAGGGTTATCGTGATGAGTCATTAGTAGACTTTACATTAGAGTTAACAAATCCGTCTACAATATTTGAAAAAGAAAAGATCGATGTTTGGAAGAGTAAAGTTGAAGTTAGCAAAGACATGCAAGAGAATAAATTCTTTAGTAAAAAGTGGATTTATGAAAATGTTTTCGGTTTGAGCGATCAAGATATGATCGATTTACAAAAACAATTAATTGATGATGCTAAAGGAAATTATAGATTTAAACAAATCGAAGAAGAAGGTAACGATCCAGCAATTAAATTCTTACAATCTAACGATAAAGATGAGGGAGACACTAGTGATGCAGCTGCTGATACGGAAGCATCAGATACAATGCCACCGACTGATACTTCTGCTGAAAAGTCACCAACAGAAGAAAAACCAGCGGATAAAGAAAGTACACCTAGTGAATCGCCTCCAAAATTAGCGGAAAGAGATCAAACTGGCAGAAAAGACGCAAGTAAATATCCATATGGAGAAGATCCTCTAGGTAGTTTAGAAAATAATAGAAAATCTGATCTTTCCATAACACACAAATATAAAAACAAATCGCCATTATCACTGGAGTCACTTAAAGGTTTAAGTGATATGTTAAATACTGTAGACGATGAAAAGAAAATTTTGAGAGAAGGAGATGAAAAATCTTACATGGATGAAATAAATGTAAAAGAATAACACAATTCCTATATATTTACACAGTTTATCTATATTTATAAATAATAATATGCATAAGAAAGCAAAACATTCGAAATTTAAGAATGCTGGGATATTGTTTGAGCTTCTTACACGTCAAATAACATCTGATATTTTGGCGGGTAGAGATGAGTCGTTTACTAAAAACTTAATGTTTAAGTATTTCCACGAAAGTAAAGAACTTGGCAAAGAAGCGCAACTATATAATTTTATACTACAGCAGTCCAGTAAAGATGAAAATTCGGCTGATCGTATATTAACTGTGGTACTACAGACCAGATCTAAATTAGACGAACGTGAATTAAATAAACAGAAGTATAATATTATTAAAGAGATAAAAGAAAAGTATAATATTGATGAATTTTTAAAGAACAAAATTCCAAATTATAAATTATACGCATCTGTGTATAAGCTTTTTGAAAATCAAACAGATCAAGAAGTTAAGTTTGACATGACTGAAATATTGGAGTCACGTGAATATGTCGTGGAAAATTTAACAAAAGAAAAGAAGAGTGGAGAAGAAGGTTTGGATGTTTATGGAAGTCAAAGTGCAGACGTAAGATTGTTAGCCTATAAGTTTTTGATAGAAAATTTCAATACAAAATATAGTAATTTATTACCATCACAAAAGAAACTACTTAAAGAGTATATTACTAATATTAGCAATTCAAGTAAATTTACCAAATTTGTTAACGAAGAATATAAAAGAGTTAGTGTCATTCTTAAAGAAAATCTTCAAACAATTAATTCAGATATAGTAAAGATTAAAATTACGGAAGTAGTTAATCAATTTTCCAATAAAAACGTAACCGGTGTAGTAAAAGAAAATCAATTAAATACATTGTTAAATGCTTACGAATTAGTTGAAGAAATCGAAAAGTTGAAGAATGAAACCACACTTAAAACTCAAGATTAAAAAACTCTTAAGTAAATTAAGAGTTAAAAACGAAGCTAGTACTACAGGTACTGGCCCAGTTGCTTCTGGACCAGTTGCTGTAGGCGGAGATGCGGCTAGAACCCCATTTGCTTTTTCTAAAAGAGGCGCTAGACCATCTACTTATACACAACTCGGATATAAATTAGCTAAAGCTATCAAAAGAAGTCCTAGATATAAGTTAGAAAATCAAATGTACAGTGGTCCGGCTTACGCAACACCAGCACAATCAATTGAATTGGGTTCGACATATACAGATGAAAACGGATTGGTACAACACAACGACCCTAATTTAGACCCAAATTTAGTTGGATACAAACAAGGTAGTTTACCATTTACCGAAGGATTCAATGGGTTGAAATATGAACAAGAAGGTCAACCAATTCAACAACGCCCCCCACAACCCCCACAACAACCGATTCCAACAGCTAAAGTTCCACAACAGAAATCAAAAGTGGATCCAACGATTGATATCAAAAGCTATGATGTATTGCCTGATTTTACAGCATTTGATACTAAATTAAAGAATAGCACCGAAGTATTAAAGAATAATTTACAAAAAAATATTCAAGATAAAATTTTAGGTAAAAAGATTGTTGTGAGAGCCAGTAAAGGATACAAACAGCCTGAGACTGACTACACAATTAATGTTACCGGTGTGGCTATAGATTATTATTATGATAGATATGTAATCATAATCGTAGGCCGAGAGGAAAATAAACAGAAAGTTGCTAAATTCTTTATTAAACCAGGATTTAAAGTTAAAATTTTAGGAAATGCCGATAATTTGAAACCAAAAGATCAGTACCAAGTCGCTAAATCAAAAGCATTGGTATCACCTCAACAATCGGCTAGCCCAACAAACACCATTACATCTGATGAAGAGGAATCGACTCCTACTCCACCAGAAACCGGTGCTGAACAACAACCTTCTACACAATCAAAACAATAACATGAAACAAGTATTAATCGATGTAATGCCATTTGAGTTTAAAAAGTGTGCTTTAAATGAATCACTTAAAGACGGAAAACTACTCGTTAGTGGTGTACTACAACGAGCCGATGCAAAAAATCAAAACGGCCGTTTATATCCATCAGATGTATTAAAGAGAGAAGCCGAAAAATACATGGAAAATTTTGTAAAGCAACGACGTGCTATGGGCGAATTAGATCATCCAGAAAGCAGTGTTGTTAATTTAAAGAATGTTAGTCATAACATAACGGATATGAGTTGGGACGGTAAAGATTTAGTTGGAACAGTAGAAATTCTGCCTACTCCAAGTGGTAATATCTTGCGAGACTTATTACAATCCGGTATTCTTTTGGGTATCAGTAGTCGTGGATTGGGGAGTGTTAAGAAAGATATGAGAGAAGGAGCTGACGTTGTACAAGATGACTTTGATTTAATTGCGTTCGACTTTGTAAGCAATCCAAGTACACAAGGAGCTTTTATGTACCCACAAGGAAAAATTAATGAAAGCGTTGAACAATACAAAACAATCATTAACCCATATAGTAATGTTGAAAGAATTATCCACAACATTCTATCAGAACTATAATATTTATTATATATGAAATTAAAACATTTACTAGAAAACTCCACTGAACATGCAT